GGTATATTAAAGAAAGTTATTAGGAATCCAGAAGATTTCTTTACTTCCGACAAAGATTTTGTTGCGGAGTATGATGAAGAAATCAAGGACAAGCTAGCTTACTTAGATCTAGATAGAAACAACATGTTGGGCTCATTTAGAGACAACAGAGAATCTATTTTGAAAAAGTTTACTCTATCTATTTTGGATCAAACTCAATATACACGTAAAATATTTAAAGAAAATGCATGCAACACTATTGACATGGTGTCCGAAGCATATAACTACATAGACAATCAAAAAGAAACACTTGCTTGGAGAGCTTTCGGTAACAAAAAGTTACAGGAGTGCTTATTTGGGCATAAGATTGGGTGTACTAGAGTACTAGAATTTCCTTGTAATGGGACTCTAGTAGACAGATTTGAATATAATTTCAAACCTGATTCTCAAAAACCGTTTATTGAGTTTGCTCAAATATTAAACGAAGTACATTCCAAATTTGGTACTTATCTCAATTCGTTGGAAGAAAGCAATAAAAGTGTTGCGGAACTTAAAAGTAATTCTAACAAATTGAGTAAAGAAGAATTAGAAGATGGTCTATTGGACCTGGAAGTCAAAGCAGCTACAATAGCTGAAGAATTTCAAACAAAAGTTTCTCCGTACAACTTAACAGTGGATAAACACGGGTACTTCCTCTGGGATAAGCCTTTGTTTAAGAAGATTGAATTCGCTGACAAAACATTCGGTCATATAAACCTTCAAGAAGGAGATTTAGTAGACATTGAATTGTTTTACAGAGATTTAATGCAAGAAATGGAAGGAAACCCTTTCTTTAAAGAAAAAGAAGTAAGTTTCGAGAATCCATTGGAAGATCTCCCTAGCAACTTAGCTGGATTGCTTTTTGCCAAGAGAGGATCAATAGCTGTAAACAAATTGTTACAGGATGAAGTATTCAGATACATGAGATTAGTTTGGGCGTGCTTGAACCAACATGTTATGGATACTCCTTTTTCTAGATTGGAGGAAAAGAAGGACGGACAATTGATGGAATGGTATAAGTTAGGAAGACCTAAAAACTTACCATTTGACGTTATGTCTTCGCCTGATATAAATGAAAACACTTCAGGTGCCATTATGATAATTACTTATCACAACTTTGACTTTGAAGAAAAAGATTACTATCTAAAAGCGGAAAGCATCAGAACGAGTAGTGGAATTGTTAG